CTCTCATCTCGGCATTCAAGAAGACGCTGAATGATAAGGCGTATGACCTCGAAAAGACGAAGATTCATAAGCAGACTGCCTATCGTCTTATCGAGAAAAGTCATTTAACTATTGTTCGCACAGAAGAGTAAGGAGAGATCATGAGCCGCCAGATCTACTTTTTTACCTCGCCCACGTGCGCTCCGTGCAAGATTGTCAAGCCTGCAATCATGGAACTCAAGGAAGATTATCCTGGGTTCTCCTGGAACTTTATTGACACCACCAACGACCCTAAGAATCTTGGCGGACAGCTAGGTATAACTCATGTTCCTACCATGGTCGCCTTTGATATCAGTGGCAACGAGATCGGGCGTTATACAGGTAGCACGATCATGGGGTACTACTCTCTGGTTAAGAGACTACTGAAGGACTTGTAATTGGCTTGCCATCCTTGTAGGCGGCACAGACAAACTGGTCCTTATCGTTGGGCTTTCCGCATCGCGACATATTTGAGGGTGATGTGGGTTCAATGTTGGTAGGGTCCAAGGGGAGGAAATCAGGGTAGTTTGACTGAAGCACCGTGTAGGCAACTCCACCGACTCCCAGACCCAGTGCGGCTGCAATTGCATACGACATCCATCCTCCGTTCTCCTCCGATACACACTTCAACTCGCTTGACGCATACACATTGAGCCCGAAGATTACCAGAGCAAACGCCAGGTAACCTCCGACCTCGGGAGACGTACGCTTACTTCCTTGTGTCATGTCCATAATGTAGATGGCAAAAATGGCAGCCAGTGCAGCAATCCCCATATTGGAACCCGGGACTTCCAGAAACCCCATGCCACGAATCGTGCAGGGGTTGTAGTTGTCCTGGATGAACTGGGGCAGAACTCCGCCCTTCATGCGCCGACCACCCACGGTTCCAACACCAAGGTCAAACGCCTTGGCAGCGGCAGCGGCAGCAGCAGGAGCAGGGGGAGGGGTGAATGCAGACGCAACCGCGGCAGCAGCAGCTGCAGCCGGAGCACCCTTACCCGACAGGGCGCGGCGGATGTACATCAGCGCAGAGCTCAGGAGAGCGGCAATGATACCTACCAAACTGGTGACCGAGTAGCGGAACTTGAAGTTCATGATATCGGAGAGGAACCCTACCAGAAGGGCAATATCAGGAGCCAAGGCTCCGCTTAGAACAGCGAACGTCTTGAATCCGTTAAACGACGACGAGCCTGTTCCAACTCCCAATTTCTGCGTCAGCTTTGACCAGTCTCCGAAGGACCAGGAGATAATACCAATCACAAGGACAATAAAGGACAAGACGCTGAACGTCAGCGACGCAGCAGCTAGATTTGTTGCCGTGTCTGTCATTATCAAACTAGAAGAAATAACAACAACGACTTCTGCGATGTCAGATACCGAATATATAAGTATTCCTGTGTAATAATAGGGATGAGCGTGTTTGATAACGCAAAGCAATGGCCTGATTTGTACAAAGCCTGCGGCGCACCCCACCAATCACCCGTGAATCTTTCCCGCTCCTTTGCACTTCCATGCGATCGTTTGTGCGAGTGGAAGATTGATGAAGTGGCTATCCAGAATGCTATCATCCAGGAAGACCAGAAGAAGTCAGGTGGTTTGACCCTAACCAGCTTTTCTACAGGTACTCCCACAGCTCGTTTCAATGGCGAGGGATACACGTGCCAGAAGATTGTGTTGTTTAGTACATCCCAGCATTCGGTCGAAAATATCTTTGGAGAGGCTGAGCTCGTTGCTTACTTCACAAATCCGAAAGGCTTCACTATCTGCATGTCGGTTCTGGTGCGCAGCAATCCTGGAGATACGCCGTCCTCGCAGTTTTTCAATGCCTTTGTCCCGTACATTGATAGCAACGGTGCTCGCATTACGTTGGGAGATACGTGGTCACTCGCAAATATACTCCCAGAAGTACAGGCGTTCTACGTGTATGAGGGTACGGATATTGTACCAAACTGCAAGCCCGATGTTACCTGGATCGTGTATGCGAATGCCGTGAGCATGGATCCCTCGGACTATGCTCGTCTAGTTAGCCGTATGCGTCCTAAACGACGAGAGCTGCAGGAGGTTGCAGATCGCCAGGTCTTTTACAACAGCGGAGCACAGCTGACGGGAAAGCCTATCGGTAAGAAGGACGGCAAGATTTACATGCGGTGCAAACGTGTGCCCCGTGAGAATGAAGAACAGGAGGAAAAGAACAAAATCAAAAAGGCTCCCATTGGAGAGCAAATTGAAAAACAAGCAGGCTTTGATGCTGAACTAGCCAAACAGAATGGATTCTTTATGCTGTGGATTCTATACATGCGTATCGGTGGATTTTGGGCGGTGATGGTGGTTCTCACGCAGATTCTATTGACAGTTGTGCTCTTCTTCCTGCCGATGGGCAAGGATATTGCGAAGGGGCTCTTTGATATGCTCTACTATGTCCCGGGGCTTGTACATTCACTCATTTTCGGCTAATAGTCCTCAGGAGGCGGCTGGTCCCAGGTATTGAGGTCCTCATTTACTGCCATATCATACGTTGGACGATCCTCGCGACGCCGACGAACCTTCCTCTCCTGCGTCCGCCAGCCATCATCGATCACGGTCTCCGTTGGCGGATATGTGTTTGAGTACTCTTCCTCATAATACGTATCGTCCTGTCGCGAACGAGATGCACCGAAGATAGAGTGGTTGAAGAAGTGATGGCGGGACGACTCCCCCGTGCGCTTCTGCTCTGCCGCTTCACGCACCAGCCTTTCCTTCTCCAGCCGGTCCGTCTCCTCCTTGTCCTTCCAGGACTGAGCCATAGTCGCAAATGATCGCATCGTTTTCGGAGGCTCCTGTCCAGCCCCACCAGCGGGTGGTGCAGGCGACGACCATACATCGCCCGTCGCCAGTGAGGGGAATGTTAGGTCATTCACCTCGTACTTCTTGATTCGCTCCAGATTCTGCTTGATCTCCTCTGCCTCCTTGTTCTTTTGCATGCGTTCGCGCCAATTGCTCATTGTGTTTGTGTGATGTGGGTTGATACATTCCCGGTTTGAGCGGACGCCGATCCGTTTTTGTCAATTAAAAATGTCCGTTTTGCGGTGTGGTGTGGTTTACTTACCTGCGCTTGATCGCGTGGATGCGGAACTGCACAGTCGTGGGATCGGAGATGTCGCTATAGGCGACGTAGGGACGGAAGCGGATAGCACCCGCCTTGAGTCCTGCGACCGAGATGCAGGCGGTCTTCTTGCCGGCTGCGATGCCATTGACCTCATCGACCTTGACGACATGAGGTCCGCCACCACGGGTGGAGCAGACGAGAAACTCGCCCTCGCTACCAAAGTCCAGGATCTCGCGAGACCGAGACGTCTTGCGTGCTTCCCACCATGCACGCGCCTCCTCGACCGTGGAGCACCACTGGCTCCACTCCGAGTCAAAGTCGTCCTCGTTCTGGCGATTGATGTGGCGTCCTACCGGGAGAGTCGCGGGATCAGCACCTGCAGATCCAGCTGCGCCCGCAGGCACCCGGCGAGTAGGCGCAAGGCTCAGCTGTGTCAGGGCACCCTCCTCCTCGGGACGATACGCCAGGATTCCGGGCATCTTGCGGTCCAGCAGTTCCGGGTCGGCAGCAAATGCCGTCTCTGTGGGCTCAATCGCGAGCCAGACGTCGAGGTAGGTCTTGACCGTTGTCAGACTCGTGAAGATGTGGGTGCGCCCGTTCTTGTTGTAGCCGCATGCGCGACCAAGCAGGCTCTGGAGATTTGTGCCGTCCATGTGTCCGATGCGGTCGTGGAAGACGCCCGCGTACTTGTCGTCGAGCGTCTTGGAAGCGTAGAACATGTTCTTGATGATGATGAAGGTCGGCGCAGAGGGCTCGACGCTGAGAAGTTGGTTGATGTCCTCGAGCTCGGATGAAGTGGTAGAAGATCCGTCGGATGCGCGCGCCGGCTTCTTGCGCTCGCTGTCCCACTCGATGATCACGCAGCCCGGATACAGCTTTTCCAGGTGCTCGCGGGTCTTGAAGCCGCGACCCTGCTTGGGGCGGATGATGTGATACAGCGGTGCGTTGTCGCCGTATGTGGCGGTGACGAAGTCCAGGAGACTCTTGACACCCTCCTCGGTGCCGACATCGAAGGGCTCGTGGATGCGTCCCTGTTGGTTGAGGCTCCCGACGCTCTGGTATTCAGCAGTAGTATGAAGCTTGACAACCGCAGCCTTGTCGGTGTGGTCAGCGATGCTCACAACTGCAGCGGGATCCGTTGCCGAAATGGTGAGGAGGCGGATGTTGTTGGCTGCCCACTCGGCGGGCGGGCACAGGCGCGCCATCGTGTCGAAGATGATGCGCGCGGGGCGGTTCTTGCCCGCAGAGGCAAAGTGTGACTCGTCGAGGATGACCATGATGTCGCTCAGCTTGTTGCCGTTGCGCTCATACTTGCGCACGAGCTCTTGCGCGATCTGGTTGAGACCGCCATTGTGGTGGACGTTCTCGCGGAAGGCACGGGGCAGACGCTCGCGAGTCTGCTTCTTCCATGCCTTATCGCTCATACCCGTGATGACGAAGACGTCAGACGGGCGAATGGAGATCTTGTTCATGTTTTCACGGATCATGATCATCCGAAGCAAGGCAGACACGACGCCCGTCTTGCCTGCCTGCATCTCAGCCGCGAGATGCACCCAGGACTTGTTGATGTCGAAGTTGAAGAAGAAGCGGAAGATGTGCAGTGCGGCCAGGTACTGGAGCTCGAACGGGTCAGCTTTCGCCTTGTCCTCGTCAATATTCCAGCCAAACTCAGGGACCCAAAGAGAGTCCAGCCGAACATGATATCCAGACCGAATGATAGAGTCCTCGAGACACTTGATGATCATGGTAAAGGTACGACGCATGGTGTGTGATGTTGTTGATGCCCGAGGATCTTTCGATCGGTTCTTCCTCCTCGCCGATCCGTTTTTGTCGGTTGAAAAACCGATTAGAGGTGTCCAGCGTAATTATAGAGTAAGATGGTGTTTGCGACTCTGATTCAGCCGACGGGCACCCTCGTTGAACAGAATGTGCCAGCGAAGACCGCGGATGTCCTAGAATGGATTCGCACCAAGACGAAGCAGCCAAGCGTCCAGTTCCAGGGCAAGATCCAGGACAAGGATACTTGGGTCTCCATCTTCGCCGAGTCGGGGACGGGCGAGGAAGACAATATCAACCAGCATGTTCTGGGGGGCAATTTTCAGGAGGAGATCTTTGTGGGCTCCATCATGGTGATGGCGACGCACTCGACGAACACGGACAACTACGAGAAGCCAGCGTCGGCATACGTGAATCTCAAGCCGGCGGATTACGAGATTGTGTATGCAAACTGGACGTTCGAGGGCGAGAGCTCGGATGAGGAGGAGGCGGAGGCAGAAGCAGAAGCAGAAGTGGATGCGGACGCCGATGACGATCCGGAAGAGGAGGCGGATCCCGATGTAGAGCCCGAAGCAGAGGAGGAAGTGGTGCCGACGAAACAGCGAACGGTCAAGGTCAAGCAGGCAGTGATCCACGATGTCAATACGCCGTGCCCGATGCGTGAGCTCGTTCTCAAGCGGTATGTCGAGGCAGGTCTCTCCGACGAGATTGCCGACAAGCTGGAAAAGGCTCTGCTCCAGCGCAGTATTCGCGAGTGTTCAAAGCAAGATATCGAGGTGTCATGGAACAACCCTGGGTTCTGGAATCATTATAGGGCACGCTGTATCCAGTTCTACGAGAACGCTCCCTCCTGGACTGCGCGGATTATGTCTGCGGAAATTACGCCCGAGCAGTTCGCGGAGTTCTCCACCATGGATCTGAATCCGCAGGTATGGAAGAAGCGGATTGAGGCACAGATTGAGAAGGATAAGCATCTGTACGCCAACTCGGGCAGTGCGTCTATCTACTTCTACTGCTCTGGCTGCAAGAAGAAGTCCAAGTGCGACTACTACCAGATGCAGACGCGTTCTGCAGATGAGCCCATGACCACGTTCGTGACGTGCCTGGAGTGTGACCGTCGCTGGAAGTTCTAAAAGTCTCTTCCAAATATAATGGTCAGGTGGGAGCTTCATTCAAGACACCCATCAACAGTGATTGGAGACATTGTAAAGAAACATATTGGAGCTGCGGATGCCCTCAACGTTGATGCGATGATTGATGCATACAATACTCTGCACAAGGCCGACTTCAAGTCGCCTGAAGAGATCCGCCAGTCATTTTTTCGTGATGGTCAGCCTCTCCTGACTCCGAAACAGGCAGACACCGTCTATCATGCATCAAAGGGGACGCAGAAGGGAGGAATGTCCGAGAGCGTAATCAATGATGCTGCCGAAAGTATTATTGATACAGTGAGCGGTGTTCAGCGCGGTCCCGCTCTGCCTCCGGGTGCTGTGGCGGCAGCAGAGAAGGCGTGGAAGACGTTTCAGCTCGTGCTGCGTATCGTCCTACCATTTGTGTTTATTCTGGAGACCCTGCAGCATACACCACTGTTCGGCGAACTTATAGGTGCGTCCCTAGATATTACTGCTGCAACTCTCCCCGTGATTGCTACTATGTTCCAATCAAGTACTCCAGCTATTGTTGGTCTCATTCCAATCCCCTATGCAGGAACGATCGGTATCCTTCTTGGATGGCTGTTTTCTGCGTGGTTTCTATGGCTGGCATCGGTGATTGCCCTCTCCCGCAAAGACTTTGCAGGTGCGCTGGAGGCGACAGCGGGTATGATCCCTGTCGTGGGTGCGTCGGCAATGAAGATTGTCTCCTCTGCAGATCGGGTGAGCACGAAGCTCTCCAACCGTGCAGGCAGGATTATGGAATCTATTACGCGCGCTTACGGGAGCGCGATGGGCGCTATCAATAAGGTTCGCTCAAAGCTCCCCACCAAGATTCCCACCAATATCGCAGACTTAAAGAAGAAGATGCCAAGCGTAGCTCAACTCAAACAAAAGCTCCCCCCTGTTCCCCCTGCTGTGACCGGAGCAATCAAGAAACTACCGTCGGTGGCGGATATCAGGGCTAAGCTTCCAGAAGTACCGGCGATTCCAGTAAAGATGACAGTAGCATCTGAAAAGGAGGAACCCAAGAAGTCTTTCGCACCCACAAAGACCAGGAAGGGCGGACGTTGGCGGCTGAACCGTCGCACCCGCCGACGGCTCCCGTGATCATTTACCAGTAAGTACCCTAGTCATATAACAATGACGGACGTACCTGTTGCTGAGACCCTAAAAGCATGGATTGCACTGGACGATGAGCTGCGTGCTATTCGCGAACGTACCAAGGCGATCAATGCCGAGAAGCAGAAATTGGGTGAGCAGGTTCTAACATTCATGCGCGAGAACGCCGTGGATGATTTCAAGCTGGAAGGCAGCGGCGCTGGATCTATTTCTCGGTCTGTGCGGACGTCCAAACCTGCTCTCCGTCGCAACGTCGTGCATACCCAGATCCTCCTTCACTTCTCTGACCAACCCGAGAAGGTGGCGGAAGCTCTACGCGCAATTGAGGGCGTAGCTGAGGGTGAGGATATGTCAGCGACCGGAACCCAGAAGGAACTTCTAACTCGCCGAGTTCCTCGGAAAAAGACTTAGGTGTTTCCACAGAAACTAACTAATGACAACTGAGGAATGCACCCTCTGCTACGAACGACTCGATGTTCCCGCTTACCAGAGAAATACAACAGGTGATGTCATCATGGGAGAGACATCCACGCGTCTCCAATGTGGGCATGCGTATCATACTCCATGTCTCATCCGATCACTGCAGTATATGGCGCGCTGCCCACTGTGCAATGTCCTCCAGGATCAGAACCAGATGGGGGGCGAAGACACGTGGAGGGCTCGCATGCAGCTGGAGGGGCGGTGCCACGATGTCCTGCAGGAGGTCAAAAGGTCCCCCGAGGTGCGCGAACACCTTGCGGATTACAATGCTTTCCACGCCGAACTCAAAGGAAAGCGTGCAGAATTTGATAGGAAGATGAAGGAATACAAGAAGCAGCTGAGGGAAGAGATGGGCATTGATAAGTTATGGGCGGATGTCCAGAAGATGCGAACAGACACGACTCAGGCATTCAAGAAGGGGGTTCGCAAGCGAGGAACTCTATTTCAAGGAGCCATGGCATGTCTCCTGAAATACAAACAGGAAAAGGCTCTGTTCGGAGACTCGGCGTGGTTATTTCAGCGTAAAATCAACCGCTATTTCTATTAATGAACTCTAGCCTTGTACTCCCTGCCATGGTTATGGGCACGATCTTCTTTGCCTACGTCCGCTTGTTCAACTCCACGATGGAGGCATACAAGAAGAGTGGTTACACGATGTCATGGGACGAGTTTTTTCGGTCAAACATGGAACCGCTTTCGGTAGCTCCGGATGGAGGCCCGGAGCGTCGGTTTGTTCCACAACACGAATCGCGATAGTGTCCCTGCACGAGTTGGATCAGTCCAGTCCTCGTGCATCCGTGCATGACGGGCAATGTAGCGGTTCTTACGCGTTACGTTCTTGTGTTTGGTGAAATCGGAGTACCCCCTTTGACCAAACGGCTGAACGATTTCGCGACCGTCAGCTTTCACAAAGACAGCATCCCATTTTTTCTCGGGGTTATGCGAGCGCTTGATGGTTTTCAGGCGCAGTCCGCGCGGCTTCATTGTGTTAGCCAGACAATTTTTTGAAGGCTTGGACAAGCTCTCAAAAAAGTGTATTTGCCTCCTACCTGATTCGAACAGGTGACCTCCCGCTTACAAAGCGGATGCACTAACCAACTGTGCTAAAGAGGCTCTGGTGCTCTCAGGCGGTCTCGATCCGCCGACTTCCTCCTCACAAAGCATACGGACGAGCGTATAAGAGAGGGATTCTACCAACTGAAATATGAGAGCGTGTCGCCACATATAATATGGCCGCAGTATGCTTAAATATTTTGAGTATATAATGAACGTACTGGCGAACCCGTCTGTCCTTGCACACATGATCAATGGATTTCTCCTGATGCTGACCGGATTTCTTGTTGTGTGGAACTTCCGAAGCCTGCGCAAGAGCAATCCCTACCGGCTAATATTGCTTGTCAGCATTCTTTCGGTTGCGGTTGGGATCCATGCGATCTCTCACTTGGGTCTAGAGTCGGCGTATGGACTCTCTCCTGCCAAACTGATTCATGCATGATCCCCGTTTGAGGTGCCAGCATAAACGCGGTTCTTGTTGGGATCGAACCAACTACCTTCCGGTGGGCTAATTATGGAAAAATAACAGCCAGATGCTCTACCGGGTGAGCTAAAGAACCTTAGACTTGCGCGCATTTTAGACCAACGGGCATTTCAAACTGGCACTTAATTTTTAGGCTTATTTATAGTTTTTTTGATACTACGAACATTTCTAGCTACACCGCTATTATCCACTCCACTTGAAACCATTTCACCCTTGACCTTCTTGTAAATTCTATATTCATCTAATTCCTCTTTTGATTCCATTACACGTTCATAATCATTCTGATTCATAAATACTTTGCCGAAATGCCAATCACTAAATGTCTTTATAATACTGCTGTCCAATGTATCATCGCGATCCCGTACTTCTTCATTTGGACAGTGATCCTGCATAAACTCTAGAACCGCCTCTTTATATTTTTCTAAGGGTAATAGTCTTGCGTTTTCTTTCTCCAAAGAGGTCTTCTGTTCTTTGAGTTCTTTGAGTTCTGCTTGTAGGCTTTTATTTTGCTCTTCAAGGCTCGCTTCTTTCCCGTTCAGTTCTTCAATACAATGCGCATTATCAAAAATGGTTTGACGCATTGTATCTACATCTAGCGTAGCATGTTCTGTCATATGTGGTTTCCATTTACCAGCAAATAGATAAAACTCCTTATTGAGTTCCTGTAGTGAGGCAGTTGTATCCGATATGGTTTTTTTCGCAATAGGATGAATGTCATTGGTATCCCGCGGATGATAGTGTATGTAATTTTCAGGAATATTAGATATACTCATTCCTAAATTTAACGCTTTAAGAATGCTTGTTGGAATTTTATAGGGAAGAGGCTCTAGTTTTATTACAGGTCTATTCGCATCTGGTGAATATATGCCAACATATTGCATAGTACCAAATGGGTTTTCACCTTGAACTTGTTTTGTAATGAAATATCTTCCATGGCTTGTTAAAGCAATACAGTTAAAAGTATCACGCGAATTATGTTGGTCTCTCGGTTTATATGTTTCGCGTTTGTATATAACAAATTCATCTTTTGGAAGGGCAAAGTCAGTCCAATAATAACGTCCAGGGACCGTATGGTTGGATACCACGGTGGATACTAAACTCATGGGAATCCGAACACATGGTTCATATAGAACACCTTCAACAGGCTCATACGAATACATATCTTCAATTCCCTGTAAAGACATAGTATCCCTTTGCCCTCTCATTTTACTGAATAACTCAGCCATCTCCTTCGCCAATTTCTTTTCAGTATCTTCTAGGTAATTAACAATGGGTTCCATTCTATAAATATAAGGCGGGCACGTTTTAAACCAGTACGTTTCATACTCAATTTACCCTGAAAAAGTGCCGGTTTGAAATGTTCGTTGGTCTAAAGGTCACTCCAGTCCTAAAAATGTACGCCCAATCTTACTTGTTATAAACATAGCAAATCCGGCAGCCATCTGGGCATAAAATACCGGAGTTAGTCTTGTAACATACAATAAATATAGGGATAACCCTGCAAAAAGTAAGAAACTAGACCAAAATAGCGTTGTAAAGGTATCCATTATCTACTATGTATATAAAAAACGACCCACAGGTCTAAACTCTCAGGAGCCGGAATCGAACCAGCGACATGCGGAGTTTCATTGAGCAGTCTGTAATCCACTACAATCCGCCACTCTACCAACTGAGTTATCCCGAGGGGGTGCAAGGTCTCTCCCGGACTCGAACCGGGGTTGTGAGAATCAGAACCTCACGTACTAACCATCTATACGAAGAGACCGGCATATGAATAAGACAGTCCTCCCGTAAATGTTTATTCGTCTAGAAATAACATGAGTACTCCGATCCACCACTACGTCTTTGATATGTCCGTACTCTTTCTACACGTAGTCTATATATCAGTCGCGTTCGGGTTCCTGGAGAATGAACCAGAGTATCTGGCATCCATCGATTACTGGGTGAAGGTGTTTATGGCTCTTTTCCTAGTCTGGCGTTTCAATCCTTGGGCCCGGATCGCGTTCTCTGACTTTGATCGGCGTGTTGTGTTTTCTGCGGGCATGTTCCTCTTTACGGTGACGATTGTGAATACCTACTTGATATCCTATGTTGAAACGGGAAAGACACTCGGCAGGAGCGCAGTTCAAACTGTGCGTTCGTCATTGGCATCATAACACACATCTGCTTGACACTCGGACTTGCCACATGGCGGCTCCTCCCTCTTTTCCCGGCATTCTCCGCAGAACTGAAGTTTCAGTCCTTCGCAGTACTCCCAGTTCTCGGCAGCTGTCCCAGACACGGATCCGCACTTATCGCACACCACCTCTTCTTGGATCATGTAGAAACGCAATGTATGCAATAGACGATATACGCAGCAGCAGCATTCATGTTGTGGATGATCAACATGTACGACTGTCGTCTTGCCTACTTATAATATGGGGTCGCGATTAAGTAATACCTCGTGGTGCTGGAGTCCCCGCAAGCGACCCCCGGAACATGATCCTCCTCCACGACCGAGAAAGACGGAGATTCAACTGGATTACGAACGGCAGGTGGATGAATATATCAAAAAATGGGAGGAAATGCACCGAATCGGAAAGATCCCCGATCTGCTCAGTCTCGACGGTTGGACAGACACTACATCTACCTCGCAATCGCGCCCTCCCGCTCCTCGATATTGAACCCATTGGCGTGCCAAATAGACTTGCATGTCTTTTCGTAGTGCCCGTAGAATCCGCACCGGTAGCATGCGAGTTCGTCGGTATGGACATTGCGGTATCCGTACATCGTGAAATAATTGTTCAGGCGGTCCAATTCATCTTGAGGAGATGCGTTCTTCTTGACGGACTGCAGATTAATCGGCTTGTACATCCTTGTCCATTTGGAGGCAGTGCCACTGAGGTGGTCTAACCACACGTCATGCACATCCCTCTCCGTGCGTCCGACATAATAATGTCCATCAGTCAGCTGCAGAGTGTAGAGAGTGACCGGCATATTGGTCTGTTGTGTTCTCTACACTGAAAAATGTTCCGTTTTATGACCAATCGACAACAATATGGCGTTCCCCGAGTCTCAGGGATCCGTTTTTTTGACATTGTTAAACAATAAATGGACGAAGACGTGTGCGAGCGATGCTGGAAGATGGTGAAAATTGACGAGATGATGTACCGCGTATGTTTCGCATGCCTCTCATCACACTAACCCCGTCGGTTGCGCAAGATCGCGATCTTCTTACCGCTGCAGCAGACAATCGAATCCGCCTGGAAGATGACGCTCCAGATAACATCGTGCTCCTCCTGGAACTCTGGGCTCTTGAAGACATCGACGCTACACACACCTTCCATAAGCGGTTCGGCTACGTCTTCAATCGTCTTCAGAGGATGGTCTAGATAGTTGATAATTTCGTCAAGGCTCATGGGCGCCATCGTCCAGTACCGGACCGTCTTCATTTCGGTGTTCAAGATTCCAAGTGCAGTGCAGCCTCCCATGTTTGTGTATGTATGCCTTAGATCCTCCAAATAAAAAACGGATCCGTTTCTATCGATAACGCAATACAGACCAACCAAGATGACGACTCCTGCCCTTACTGACAAAATCCTGCGTTTCCGTTATGACGATCAAGGCGCGCGTTGCTGGGAGTTCAAGTGTGCCGGCTGGATCTCCGAGCGCGACCGTCTCACCACTGACGCCCATCTCCGCAAACTGATTGAAGCCCACCCTGAGTTCCAGGGGTGGGTGGATGAAGACACGGATGACGAGGAAAGTGATGAGTATTAATTCTGTGTGCTACGACCATACGCAGACCCATATCCGTAGTACCAATTCATTGTACGAGTAATAAGTGAATGTAGAGTAGGATACGGTTCTGGAACGACGGGTTTGCGAGCAGCCCGCTTCGCACGCCTATCCTGCTTTTTCGCCTGATCAATCTCAAACTGCCTGCAGCACGAGCACGGCTTGCCCCACATCCATTCGTTACGGCGAAGAAGATAACCCATATTGTGTATGTTCGTTGAAAACACACAATATGTTCGCGATCCATTTTCACTAATCTAACGTTCAAACCAGCGCATCTGTGTTTGATTTTGTCCATACTATGTACGCCAAAAAGAGTCCAAAGAAATTTTTAGCGAATATGTCCAATATGTTGTATCCGGTGTTTTTAACTGTATAACTCATCACTGCAAATACACCATACAGAGACCAGAAAAACACAAACCAATAAAATACAGCGTTCTTGAAGGTATCTTCGTCTGTTGGCAAGAACGTTTCCTTGATATACTTGAAATTCAACGCGAACGGGATGAATCCTAAGGCGGTAGATATATAGTGATTCAAGTAACCTAGCTCGCCAATCAGACCGAAGAGTAGCATAGCTCCATTCAAGAGAACTATTTTTACGATTGATCCAGTATGGGTTGATATAAAATCGCTTAATCGACTTGGTGTCTGTCCGTCATGGTTCAAAAAGGCACACAGGGTAATCAACATCAGGGGGGTTGTAACTGCCCAGTCTAAGTACCGAACGGGCGTGATGTTTCGAGACACCTTGCTGAAATAGTAGATTAACCACACGTAAAAAATCAATTCAATTCCCTGAACAAACACTTCGAGTTTTAGCAGGTCCTTTAAAATTTCATCCTTTTGACTTATGTGTATATTGGTTGCCAAGTAGTCAATAATTCCAACTACAATCTGAACAACCAAAGAAACTACCCCGCTCGTGTAGATCATTCTACCTATACACAGAGAAATTATGAGGTAGGATTGAAATGATCACCTACTCCGTCCGGAAGCGGTGCATGCGCTCCTCAAGACACATATCGTCCCACTCCAGGCGGGACACCTGCTTCTCGCCACTCCGCATAGTTCCAATCCAAACACCCGCCTTTCCTCCCTCCTCTGACCACTCATTCTTGATCCAGCACGACGGATACTTGGAGAGCAATCCCTCAAGCATCTCAAAATCGGGGTTCCAGCGGCTCCACAACTTCATGTAGACACCTTCTTTCCCCTGTTCAAAAATCTTGATTGCTCCCTCTGGGACGTGCCTGAATCCCTGCATGATCTCGTAGAGGTCAGGGACATTGGCAGTAATCGTCAGGTGGTTCCAGCAATCGTTGGGCATTTATAGGTTAAACACCCTATATACTTAAATCACAATGGGATGTATATATCGAATTTTTAATAAAAAGAATGGAAAGTCATATATCGGACAATACGTTAGAGATAACCCTCGCCAGAGGTGGACTAATCATAAAAGTCGCGCAAGACATAACGGACAGGAATATTTATATCGGGCTATTAGGAAACATGGAGTCGAAAATTTCGAACTAAGCACGATTTGTGTATGTGAAAAAGGAGAGCTCAACGATCTTGAAATAAAGTACATCAAGGAGTTTGATAGTTTTGGATCAAATGGGTATAACATGACATCCGGAGGTCAAGGACTTCGGGATTTTAAACATACTCCCAAAACAATTGAGCGGCTGCGAGATTTAAATACTGGAAGGCATCCAGATGCGAAAATTAGACAGAGGATTTCAGACGGTTTGAAGGGACACCACGTTTCAGAAAAAACACGAGAGAAACTACGAATTGCCTCAACTGGGGTTCCTAAATCCGCAGAAACACTTAA